GCCACGTCGTTGATGCGCGTCTGGAAGTTTGCCTTGTTGCGGGTCGGAATGTCCTGGTTAGTTGGCGCGGAAACAAACTTCTTAGCGGCACCGAACTCGAGACCATCCATGCGGGTTGAGGTCTCTGAGCGAACCGTGGGACGCTGGGTCTTCACGTACATCTCGCGTTCGCGCTGACCGGTGAGCATGCCACCCTGTCCCTGCGCGCGACCTCTCTCCAACGGACGCTTATCTTCGCCTCCCAAAAGTTGATAGGTTTTCTGTGGGCGATTTTGCGTGACGTTAAGACGTTCCGATCCCCGATCAACAAAGTCCTTGGCGGGACCAGATCTTCCTGGCAGGGTGGTCAGACGGTACGCACCGACGTTGTTGGGCATTACGCGGAATTCTTGCTGGTAGCCACCGTAGGCGGGAACGTTAGCCGGCACGCCCAGTCCTGGTCCGACGAACCTCCTTTCCACGGAAGTAAGGTTGTTCATGCGACTCGATACATTTTGGCGATCGTACAAGTTATAAACAGGCTGACCAAATGGGAACTGCACATTGGGAGCGGTATCCTGAAGGGTCGCCACAACCTCCTTTTTCGGGTTGATGACACCACCCATTGGATTTTCTGGGTTATACGTTCCTGTATAAAGATCTGTAACGGCAGTCAAACCCTGACCAGGTGTGTTGATATTTCTGGCAAAATGAGGCAACTGTTGTCTTTCACGACTGGGCAACGGTGCAGAAGCAAAACCTTCTTTGCGGTCACTGCTGGCAATTTGACGACCTGCCACAGCAATCCCTAACAAGGCCACAAGACTCAATGGGTCCATATTAAAACTAGAGTAGATTTAAATTAGGCTGGATAACGACGATCAAAAACGGCGTTCTGAACATTCGCCCGGCTGCTCGTGGGATCCCATGAACGGGCTCGAAGTGGCACCGAGCATGCCATATCCTGCGAAGGGAAATCGTATCCACGTCCCTGGTATCCCTTCTTGAAGAATGTGGTAGACTGGGGTCGGAGCATATCTTCAACCATGATGAGTGACCCAGGAGCCCCCTTACCAGCCATATAGGGCGAGGTTCCGTATAGGGGCGTAGAGGCGCGACCCGAACCAGCATAATTGAGGTTGCTGATTACTGGAGGTGCCATTACATGATCATAGGCGCAATCCACTGGAAGACTTTCTGGGTCCAAAAGAACATTGGATGTATTAAGCTGATAAGCCATATTACTATCACTGAAGATTTTAAACACTGCCGCCGAAGGTACCCCTGAGTTGTTGAAGTTCGGGCATCCTGGACTGACCAAACATGGACCCGTCGTTGGGGTAGCACGACCCACCGTCCGAACGACACACCTTGTCTACCACTGGACCGTATGCCGCCTTGGCGAATCCAGATTGGTCATTTGGAATGGTCGTAGAAGGCATGCTGTAAAATGCACGGAACGCTTGATTTCGGCTCGAATAGATGTCTGCCTGATCTGTGGGGGTGCCCTCGTTCAAGAATGCCTTGACCTTATCCTTGACTGTAGGATAATAGCATGCCGCTGGCCGCTTGGGATTGTCCACATAGTCCGAAAGAAGTACGTTTGCCATGGGATTGTCCTTTGTCGGCTGCGTGCACTTTTGTCCTGGAGTGTTTGCGTTATAATGAACGCCTTCATCTTCGAAAGAAGCTGGTCTCATGCCTTCCTTGACCCCGCCGGCCAAAAACATAGAAGCCATTACCATAATAACCGTGAGACCAAGATAAAGAACTCTGATGTCATGATTGATAATATAAAGGATCGCCATGGTGTAGAGAATGAATCGAGTGGCAGCATTAAGTCTCTCGACTGGGTTTTGTCTGGCCAAGGGCCAAAAAATCAATACCTTATTCTTTGCAAATAGATGCAATGGATTTCTAAACCACGGTTGTTCCATTCTTATTTATTAACTAGTTATTTTTTTCACTCGGGTGTCTGCTGAAGAATTTTAGTAAGGTTCTTCATCATGGGACCCAAAGCACTCATGATCTTATTCTCGTCAAGCCCGCCCTGACCGTCTCCGAACTCCTGTTCGACCTTTGCGGTCATCTCTTCCATCATCTCGGGTTTCAACAGATTTCCCAAAAGTCCGGCCAAAGGATTGTCATCGCCGTTCGGGCCCTGGGGTGCGAAAAGTTGATTAATCTTCTCTGGAGAAAAGTCCATCTGAGTTTGTCGGGATGCCTGAATCTCCTCTTCGCTGACATTATTTCCAAGAACATAGAGTCCCTGAACGTACTGCCAGATCGCTGAGCGGCTTTTATCCGAAAGCTCGGACTTCCACATAGACTCGAGATCGAGCGTCTTCAAAATTCCATAGCTACGTGAAAGTTCCTCGAAGATGCGCTCATCTTGATTGCGAATGAGGTCCTCGTGGGGCTTAACATTCTTCATAAACGTTTCCAGGCAGACACCAGGATCCTTCTTGATCAGCATACTGACCGTATTCCTGTAGGTCTTTACAATGGTGTTCTCTGGGAACGTGTGGGCCAACTCATCCACAAACTGCAACAGAAGCTCGTTAAATGTGTCTACACTGGCCATTTCGTATTACTTCATTAGAGTAAAATCTTTAACTACATACCGCGACTAATCTCTGGAAAAGGAGTTTCATAGATCTCTTCGCGTTGTGAAATTCCCATGTATACAATGAAACCCACCAATATGGCGTTTAGAATAGCTGGCTTGATCATGTCAGCATTCCTAGGAGGTGCCTCGCGATTGAGACGTGCCACCAACTGGATGTATCCCATTGTGATAACCGCACCAGCCAGAGCAGCAATAAGAGGGTTCTTGAGAGAATCACTGATCATTATTAAATAAAGTAGATTTTAGTATGTTTAACGGTTCGCACCAGGGTTGATAGAGAAATCCTCCTCTTGATCCATAGATGGTCCAGGTGAAGGATCTGACCTTTTAATCAGATTTTCCTTGAAAGTAAAGTTTTTCGTTTCTTCCATGGGTTCCTCATCTGGCATGGTGGGTCCCTCATCTGGCATGGGAGGAGGTACACCTTCACCGTGATCAACCACCTCTGCATCTTCATTTTCCGTCTCTTCTGGAACGGGAAGTTCGCCATCACCAGGAAATTCTTCATCACCAAGTTCTGCGGTGTGGGCTTCTTCTGATTCTTCCTGGAGTCTTTCCATTGGATTCTTGTGCAGGTAGGTCTTCAATATCTGGTTGATCGGGAGCATTTCCTTAACGGTTTCCTCGACCACACCGTCCATCCTCCTGATAAGGTCCTTGCGGCGATCGTTTCGGCTCACAATCTCTTGATAGATATAAGGGTCTTCATAGATTCGCTTGGCGACGTTCGTGTAAACACCCAGTACGAACACGTCGTTGGTGGGAATCTTGAGAGAAACTTTTCTGGAATCCTTGGAGAGTCTGACCGATGAAATGATCTTGACCGTGGCCACAAAGACTGCTGCGACCATCTCGTCCAGACATCCTCCACAACGATCCACACATTTTCCCACCTCGGTATCGATCTGGTAATTATTCCACTGAGGAATCTTGGCCAGCTTATCCTGGAATGCTTTTAGTGCCTGTTTTCCTTGCGTTTCCGTCCTGGCATCCGCATAGAGAGTGTCCATGCAGTCCAAGGCACTTGGCAAAATAGTGGACGAAAGTTGACTCAGAAGTTCCTTCTTGGCTTCCACAAGAACATTAAGGTTATTGTCCATAGTTACTGATAAAACGTATTTAATTCAGCGATATTTGTCCGCGGCTTTCTTGAGGTTTGCCAAGGATGCAAATTCATTCTCGGGTTCCTTGGGTTTGGTCTTTGTCTTTTTCTTCTTGGATGTCTTGGGATACCATGAAACAAACAACTGTCCATTTTCATACAGTTGAGTGAAAAAGCCTCCATTGATAAATTGTCGCTCTACGTACTGGGCTGCCTTGTCCACATCATATGAAGGAAATCCTATAAGGAACGAAGGAACCTGCACCCAAGTTTCGTGCAGTCCCAGATCGGCGACTTGCCTTACTTTGGTGCTGGCACGTTCGTACAGCTCCGTATAGAGTTTCTTTTTTAGCTCTCGCTTTCGGTGGTCGATCTGTTGTACCTCGTCCACTCTCAGAGGCATTGTCTATTAATCTTTGAGTTTTTACTAACGCAAATAAGGCGTACTCACTGGTACAGGCCATACTCAGGATTATATTCTGCAGCCACCATTTGATCAATCGTTTCGATATATCTACCGTCATCGCCGTCGCCCCACTTTTCCTTGATTGCCTTCTCGGCGAGTGAGAGTGCGGACTTGTTGGGGATGGAAGCATTGGCAATGGTATTGTAGGGCATCCATTCTCCTGCCTTGAGAACATCCTGGAATGCTTTGATCTTTCCTCCGTTATCGAGGGGCTGACTGGTGATTCCCTGAATCTTAATACCCTGTTCATCACCGATGGCAATAACATCTACCTCGGTTCCGTAAAACCTGTCCGTTTCGAGGAAAAGGAAACGCGCTCTGTAGGTTGCTGGAATGTTGTCAGGAACGGTTGCATAGTCCTCATTTCGTTTCAGTTGTTCTAAATAGTTCACCAGAGCCGTTCTTGACTGTCTCTCTTGCTCATAACCATCTCCGCCACGTGTACCGCTTGAGATGGCATCTCTTTCCTTGAGAAAATTTACATACGCATCGTAAACATCAGGGCGTTTTTGTTTGAGTTCGGCAACCTTTTCAGCCGTGTTGAAGACCTGGACGAATATGGTCTCAATGGGAAACATTTTAAGTCCTTTTGTGTTAAAAATCGTTTCTGTGGTCGCATCGATAATTTTCTTAATCATCAAAGCCTTAACAGAAACATCTTCCATAGCATTACCTTCGATTTCAAGATTACCTTCTGTGATGACACCTGAAACCTCTGGACGGAATCCAGCAAATCCACGGTCCCACTTGAACCCTTCTCGGTACTTGAAAAATATAATCAGGGCAACCGCCGCCAGTGCGAACAAAAGTAGGTTCTGCATACGCATCTTATATACTGCCGCGAAATTATATCGCCTGATAAATTCATAGTTCCTTGTAAAGAGGTGATGTTTGCTCTTATGCTTTATAGTCCAAGATGTGAATTTTGTCTTGAGATTTTCAATTTATTGGATCAATGTCCAATCAAAGATCAAATACAATTTCAGAATATTCATGAAGTGCCTGTCCCTGAAGATTACAGAAAGGCGCTGACTCACGTGCCAGCACTTATCGTTAAAGATGGAAGACTATTAATGGGAAACGAAGTAAAGCAGTGGGTCCTGGCGATGATGCCATCTGAAATAGAATCGTTTGATTCAAAGGCAATTGCTTCTTTTGATGGCAATCCATCTGTTGTCCAGGGGCTTTTTGATCTCGAATCATATGGAACTCCCCTGGCACCTCCATTGACCCCTGAATTGGAAGCCAAGATAAACAAGAAATTACAAAACTAAACATGATGATCACAAAGCCAGAAGAAGTTCCTAAATCACTTGGGAATGTTTACTCTTACAAACAAGGATACAGCTCCTGGAAAGAATTTTTAGAACACGAAGGTGAAGAAGGTTTCAAACGGTTTCTAAAAGACCTTTATACTCGCGATTTAAAGAAATAACGCATTTATCTAGTAAATGTTTTTTAAAACAATTCAAGCTTCGGCATTTAAGAATATTTTTGAAGTTCTCAAAGATATCCTAAATGACGTTAATGTTTCATTCAGTAAGAAAGGTATTCATATGCTGACCCTTGACAATGCCAGGACGGCGATGGTTGAATTGTTTTTAGATGCAAAACAATTTGAAGAATATTCATGTGAAAATGAAATCATTGTAGGAATTAATACCACTAACGTATTTAGAGTTCTTAAATCCGTTACTACTAATGATGTCCTGATAATGAAAATTAATGAAGATCATGTTCTGAATATTTCAATTGAAAATAGTAACAAAAAGAGTAGAAGTACATTTAATCTTAAACTATTGGATATCAATGATGAAATGTTTGAAGCACCCAATCTTAATGTAGAGAGTATTACAACTTTCCAGACTGTTGACTTTCAGCGACTATGCAGAGATATTTCACATATTGGTTCAGAATTAACTATTGAACGTTCTTTCAAGAAAATAGGTTTTAGGTGTAAAGGTGATTTTGCTGAACAATATACTGAATATGATATTGATTCTGATACAGACAAGTTTGATTCTATGAAAGATACATTTTCGCTGAAGTATCTTAATCTTTTTACTAAAGCAACATCAATGTGTTCAAATATGAAACTTTTGCACCATGGCGAAGAGATGCCCCTTGTTTTGGAATACAAGGTTACGTCACTTGGTGATCTTAGGTTCTATCTTGCGCCAAAATGTCAGGAGTAAGCAAATCATCTTTTCTGATGACAACTTTTCTACCCAACATATAGACGTGCCATTCATCTGGTACTTCCTCATTAGTTTCAAATAGATCCTTCATCTGGATGTCTTTGCAGCTATGAAAATCGGACCTAGGTCCAGCATATCGCAGGAAACGTGGCGTGTCCCACATTCTCACCTCGCCATTTTCCATAATAGCTTCGACCTTCTGAACCATGATAGGTCCCTTCAAACCATCCGACTCTTCAATTTCTTGTACCCTTCGCATGGGATCCCTAGTCACCATGGAATAAGGTGATCCCCTGTAAGTATATTCTTGCTCATAACGAATATTTTCAATACACTCTGGCTTCTTTCTGCGAAGAATGTAATAGTCGTTTCGAAGATACGGATAGTAACATAAACTATAAATTTCTCCTGACTTCATCAAAGGCCAACCTTCCATGACCCTCTTCCATTCGACAGAAGGAAAAAGACAATCCTTGGTGGTGTTCACATCATAAATCATCTTGAGTGGCATCACAACTTTATAATGATTTTCGCTGTACCACCATCCAACTATCTTTGCAAGAAAATTATACATTTAAAGTTATAGTGACATTTTTCTTTAAATGAGTTTACTCGAGCGTTATAACTTCAAATTAAAAGAGTATGAAAATGATGAAGTAAAGAAAAATGAGTACATCACTATGGCAGCACCTTATATTTTGAGATATCAAGAAGAAAATTGCCGTCGCGACATATTTATAGAATACATGCGGGATGTAGAAAAAGATCTTTCTGTGATAAATAATGAAGATATAACAGAAAAAAATACAATTCAGATTGATAAATGTGAAATGTGTAATTCACAAAATACATATGAATGTGAAACAACATCATCTTTTATATGCAGAGATTGTGGGTGTAGTCTTCATATTTTATCAACTGGACTTTCTTATCAGGATGAACAAGATATTTCAAAAAATACACAATACAGCTATAAAAGACAAAATCATTTTAATGAATGGGTTCAGCAATTTCAAGGAAAGGAAACCGCAAACATACCAGATGAACTCATAGAAAAATTACGTTACGAACTCAAAAAACAAAGAATTGAAGAAGTTTCAAAAATTACCCACGCAAAGGTAAGAGGACTTTTAAAAAAATTACGTCAAAATAAATATTACGAACATATTCCATATATTACAAATATTCTAACTGGAATAAGACCTCCCGAAATGCCATCAGCTTTGGAAGAACGTTTGAGATTGATGTTTAATGAAATACAAAACCCTTTTGATCAAGTTTGTCCAAAAGATCGAAAGAATTTTCTAAGTTACCCTTATGTTCTCTATAAATTTTGCGAATTGCTTGGAGAAGATCAGTATCTTCCCTATTTTCCACTATTAAAGTCCAAAGAGAAACTCACCCAACAGGATATCATCTGGAAATCTATGTGCAAAATTTTAAAATGGGAATTTATTTCGACAGTATAACTAGAAAAGGATGTCTTCCTCTATCCGTATCAACGATAGTGTTCACATGAACAAAATAAATCCCTATACAGACCCTGCGGAATTTACCCCAGGTGTTGCTTTGGGTGGAGCTTACAAAAATATCTACGATCCAACCAAAATCCCCAAGACACCCCTGGCAAATTCAGTAAAGCCAGTCGGCGATGCCCTCGGAGGTGTAATATCACCCCAGGATGATGAAGTGAGTCAAGGTTGCGAAAAAACAATGGCAGCTGGATGGCGTACTCCATTTTATTGTACCCCAGGTTCCCAAGACTATCCTCTCGGCAGACCTTCCTTTCCTGAACGTGTTTATTCACTTCCCCCTTGGGAATCGTCACCAAAGCAAAACCCGACCACGAGTCAAACCACAAAATGGATGAACACTGCTCGAGTTACTATGGTTGTTGCTATTCTTCTAATGATAGTATTTTTAACCTTTTTTTACAATCGCTGAATTTTCTCACTTGCAATTTTAGGGTTTAGTTTTTTTATATTATCTAGTTGCGACTGAATTTTATTCAGGATGCCAGTACACTCGTGATTCTCCAGTTGGATACATCCAGTGCAAAGAGATTTACGATCACAGTCAGCACAGGGTATGCATATCATCCCTTTCTTCTTACAGTGATCGCATCTCATATTAAAGAATAAAGTTATCTCTTTAATATGCAAGCGATAAATTTCAGAACATTCCTGGGCAACATCGTAAAAACGTATGATGATGTCACAGGCAACAAACCATCATTGTTACGAGTCTCTACCATCACAGTCATGGGTGGACGCAAAGGATCTACACCTCTGAACACCTTCACTGAAAAGTTCGTCGACGGAGATCATGGCTGGAAACTAGGAACTACTCATTTCAATAATTCACTAACAATTTCCAAACAAGTTGGAAATGGCAAGAACCGATCTGTAAAAATATTCCCAAATGGGAAGATCCATGTTACAGGATCATCTACACCACTAGAAGGTCTTGACATTATTCAAGAAATTCAAAGTATAGTAGATAAGATCTTTCCTGAGATCAAAGATAACCCCATAATTCCTATGGAAACACAGATGATCAATGCCACGTTCCAAGTACCACACGGCATCGATCAGATGATGCTTCTTGACTTGCTCAAGACACAACGCAAGTATGTTTCTAAAATTTCGTTTAATCCAGAAACATATGCAGCCGTGAAATGTAAGATGTTTGGAATGTCAGTAAGCATTTTCAAAACAGGAAGCGTGGTGCTAGCAGGAGCTAACAACTTCAAAGATCTTGCTGTGGCATATCGGTTTCTTCTTAAAATTCTATACTCGAAAGATGTGATTACACAGCCTATGAATATAAAGGAACGTGAACCGATGTGGGTTTATCAGAAGAAAAAGTTTATTCAGAACATCAGAGATTTTTATCTACTGAATAAGTAAAAGATGTCTCAGCGTCTTGGTATGGCCGATGGTCGCGCCTTCACGATTTATTCCTCGAACCAGCTTATCAACGATAAGATCATGTCTGATAATGGTATTGCGTATCCACTTAACTACCAGTACCGCCAGCTGATCTCCAGGATGGGTCCAGAAATCCTGAATTCCATCACTGGACTGCAGCGTGTGGGTCCTGTGCCTGCCAACAGCATCAATCGTTGTTTCTCAGCAGACGTCCCTCTGCTCAAGGTCCCCAAGACCAACTAAGTTTAGTTAAAGAATTAACACCTTGAAATTCCATTATGGACTACGTAAAGCAATTTCAAGATGCATGTGCCGCTATGAAGAGAGACGGAACACTCACTCAAGAGAGAATGACCGTCGCCTGGCTCATGTTTATGCCCAAGGATCAGGCTGAAAAGGCCGTCACAACTGCTCGAACACTTAGTTCGCGTAAAGCAGACCGCCCATCCCGTTCTGGACCCTGAGGATGTTGTAGTTGACCGCGTAGATTGCACCATTGATTGTGGAATCGGGCAGGCGAAGAATTGCCGAGTCCATGCGTGAGAAGTTGCACGTGCCTGTGGGCTGGAGCTTGGATGCATCCAGACAGAAGGGGATCATCAACT